TTTATCTACAATCTTATCTGATGCTTTTATAGTTCTTGTCAAAATAGCTTTGTAATATCTATTTAGAACCATACCCTCTTTATCCCAAAGTTCTCTGTTAATTTTTAGATATTTGTTTATAAGATAAATCAATGTAATTCCTTGCATATCTCCATCTTTGTGTACAACTCTTATTTTTCTCATGTGCATCACTTCTTATTTGCTTCTTTAACTTTCATAATTCTTACTTTCAGACTCTCAACAAGTGCATCTTGTACATCTCCTTTATTCTCTAAAGCTTCCATTACATCTTCGTCTCTAGTTTCTTTACAGACCAAGTGATGTATAATTACTTTTTCTGTTTGCCCTTGTCTGTGTAGTCTTTTGTTAGCTTGTTGATATAATTCCAAGCTCCAGTTAAGTCCAAACCATATCACATGATTACCTCCAGCTTGTAAGTTAAGTCCATAAGCCGCACTTGCTGGGTGGGCTAGTAGTATATCAATTTCTCCCTTGTTCCAATCTAGTTGGTCTTGTGGAGTTTTCAAAAGTCTTATTCTTAATTTCGAGTCTTTCAAAGCTTCAATTATTCTGTCCTTGTCATGTTGGAAATTATAGAATACTAGTGCAGGTTTCCCATTTAACTGTTCTATCAGCTCTAAAAATCTCTCAATCTTGCAGTCATGGACTTCAAAGACTTTTCTATTCTCATCATAGATAGCTCCGTTTGCTAATTGTAATAACTTGTTAGAAAGTGCAGCCGCATTTGCAACTGTAATTTCAGTGTCTTCAAGCTCAAGAATAGCTTTTTTCTCAAGTTCATCATAAGACTTCTTAGCCTTGCTATCTAAAACTATTGGTACTTGTTCATAGATTATGTCAGGGAGTTCCAAATAATCTTCTGCTTTCATGGATATGCAGATATCTGATATCTTTTCATGTATGGCTTCATTGGATCCTTCTTTGGCATCATAATTAAAAATTACGGTTCTGTTCCTTTGTCCTGGTTCAAAATATCTTTCTCTAAATTTCCCAATAGTCTTTTCTAGTCTTTCTCCCTGATCCAGTAGATACAATTGAGCCCATAAGTCTATCAACCCATTAGGTGTGGGTGTCCCTGTAAGTCCAACAATTCTGTTTATTTTATTTCTAATGACTTTTAAGCTTTTAAATCTTTTTGATTGATGATTTTTAAAACTAGACCACTCATCAAGTACTACCATATCGAATGGCCACGCATTTTTATAATAATCAACTAACCAAGTTACATTCTCACGATTTATGACATAAACATCTGCTGTTTTTGCAAGTGCCTTTATACGCTTCTGTAGACCCCCTAAAACAAGAGATGTTTTTAGTAAGGATAAATGATCCCATTTTGCTATCTCATCTGTCCAGGTAGCCTCTGCGACTTTTTTCGGGGCTATTATTAATACCTTTCCTACTTCAAATCTATTAAATTTTAAATCCACTATTGCTGATAAGGTTATGATGGTTTTTCCTAAACCCATATCCAGCATAAGCCCTAACTTGTCATCGCTAATCATTCTATCAATACAGTATTTTTGGTATTCATGCGGTATAAACTTCATTTGGCATCACCTCCTCTATAAACTTATCCACTTCTTTGAAAGATGCTATAACTCTCGCATCACAATTTAAGTTTTTTAGTTTATTTATGAAATTTCTCTGTAAAGGGGATAAGTTCTCTCTTTTACCCTCTGCTTTTAGCTCCACAAAATAGACACCTCCACCAGGAACTATAACTATTCTGTCTGGTACTCCTGCATTTCCTGGAGAAGTCCACTTCATACACAAGCCTTTTTTATTTTTTACACTTTTAACTAAATATGCTTCAATTTCACTTTCACTTTTTCCCATGAAATTTCTCCAATCTGATACGTAACTAACTTTCTTTTTTTTCTTATATAATTATATAAATATAGGATTTATAGATTTTATAGGCTATATATACCCTTTATTTCTTTATTTTTATATATTAATATAGAAAAGAAAGTTACAAAGTTACAAATATATAATAATAACAATAACACCAATGCTTTTTTATGAAACTTTCTATGTAACTTTCTACGTAACCTTAAAAAAGAGAGTTACAAGCATTTTTTATAGAATGTTACATTTTAAAAAAGTTACACTTAGAAAGTTTCAAAATTTTTAGCTTTATATTTTTCTTCTGAAACCTCTTTGAACTCCATATTTTCCAAACCTTGATACTTGTTTTACTTTTTCCCATTGAAATAGGGTAGATAAAATCTTATTAATTTCAATGCTGTCGCTCTTTTTTAGATATCTAATATCCATTTTTAAAGCTTCTTCCCATATTTCAGCGGCACACACTTTATCTCTTAATACCAAATCTTTTTCATCATATTGTAGAGTCATAGTTTCATATTCATTCAGATATGTTCTTCTTGCAAATAGATCCATACTATCCCAAGCATTTTTTGGAATTTTCTTATCTAAGTAATCTAAGATAATTCCTTTGTATACGTTATCTTCTGAATGAGAATCTTGCTCTTTTACAGCTATTTCTAATGCTTCTTTTGATAGAACTAAATTATAAGATTTATCTTTTGCAAGTTCACAAGCCTCAGCCCATATCTGATCTAACTCATCTTTCAAGTCATCAAAGATAGATTTTTTTGGATTAAATATAAAGCAATCTATTGGCCAAAATCTTCTATTCCCTGTTTCATCTCTTAAAAAGTTAGTATCGTTTGCAGTTCCAAAGAAGGCACATCTTCTTGGATATTTTTGGGCTCTACGCCCATACGAGGCTCTAAAGACATCATCAGTTCTACTTAAAAAGTTTTTAACTAAGTTCATTTCAGATTTTCTTAAAGAACTAAGTTCTCCCATTTCCAGGATCCAACTTCCCTGGATTAACTCGCAAGCGTCTTTACCCTCCACATTAACTAAACTATCGTTATACCATTCCATGCCTAAAATTTTTAAAAATGTACTCTTACCTACACCTTGCGGACCTATTAAGATAGGCATGTTATCCCATTTAATTCCACCATATATAGCTCTTTTAGCGGCAGCGACTAAAGATTTTTCAGAAACTTCTCTAGTGTATACATTATCTTCACAACCTAAGTAGTCTATAAATAAAGTTTCTAGTCTTTTTTCTCCGTCCCATAAGGTAGCCTGAATTCTACTAGCAACCTTATTTTCTGCATTTTCTTCTGCAATTAGATTAACTCCATCAATGATTTTATTTGTAGAAGTGATTCCATAATTACTTTCTAAATACCATCTAAGACCCGCATCATCAGTATCAGTCCATAACCTATCATCAGCTTCAAATTTTCTATCCCAAGGTACATCTTTTCTTACAAGTATTCTTGAAGAGAAAATATCCTTGAAGATTTTAAATTTTAGTTCTCTATCATTTCTTAAAATCAGCATTATATTAGCAAGGGTACTAAGTACTTTTGAATTATCTTTCGAGTTATATACAAGTTCTGCTGTCCAGCTATCATCTTCTTCAACTACTATACCTTCAACTGTATCTACATCAGGATTATTAGAGACAGAGAATTCAGATATTGCTTTTTGCCTTCTCTCTTTAAGTAAATCTGAATTGACTGGAGTCTTAGCGAATACCCATTCTTTCATAGCCAGCCAAGAAGGTAGTTTGGCCACAGGAGTTTTAATATCTGCCTGTATATCTAAATGTCCGAATTTATGTAATCTTACTAAGTCAAAAGCATTTACTAATTTTTGACTACAAGGGTCAGTGGCATGATGTGAGTATAAGAAAAGTCCATCTTGATACACAATAGCTCCAGCAGTAGTACTTCCACCCACAAAGGTTAATCTATCAGATATATCACAAGGTTCATATACTCCAGGTAAAAACTCATCTATTGCTTGGTAAATGTTGAACCTTCTACAGAATGCCCCTACCATTCCCTCTTTTTCTAAAGGGTTTTCTTGTTGCTTCAGCAAAGTTAAATGGTGCTTTTGAGCATCAGGAACTTCTGGCCATGTTGTTACATCTCTCCAATCAGCATACATATTAAGAACTGCCTTACCATCTAACATAGGCTTGTCAGCATAAGTAAAAACATAATCACTATCAGTAGAATGGCTAGGCCAGTACATTAACCTAACAGCTTGAAAGGTAGTAGGATCACAATAACGTAATCCTATAGACTCTGCTACCTTTCTCGCTATCGGTTCATACTCATCAGCAGACACGTCTTCAGCTAAGGGCAAAATAACTCTAATTCTAGGTTTAGTAGTTTGGTGCTTACGAGTGCTGTACACTGCATAAGCACAGCCTAAACTATTAAGAGTTTTTATAATCTTAGTATCATCTTCATAAGCTAAGTTATCTAAGTCAAGAGTAATTAAACTCCTGCTTTCAACAGCTTCACTTCTTCTAAGATTCCCTTTCAATTTTCCACCAACAAAGCCTCCAACGTCCTTAATATCATCTTGCTTAGCTTTAGAATAAGATAAGAACTCATCTAGTGTTTCAGTTGTTATTTTAGGTTTTCCTAATCTATCTACAAATTCAGACCAGGTAATTTCAGTTCGTACCCATTCCTTAGAGTGTCTGTTATTTGCTTCAGATATTATTAATTTTCTCGAGTTCTCCATCTGTTATCTCCTTTTATCCAAGTTCTATTATTTTAGATATGCAGTTAATCGCTCCAGGAATGTTTAAAGCAATTAAATTCCTAAAAGTCTCATTCATTAAAATAGCCTTTTTAGCTGTATAGCCCTCACATATCCCCATTATGATAGTAGTCCAATCTGTTTTTAATTTATCAGCAATGTTCTCTAAAGTATTTTCGTTATCATATTCATCTGCTTCATTCCCTTTTTCTATCCAGGACAAGTACTCAACAGCCTTGTTGTAATCTTCTAATCCGTTTTTCTTTTCTGCACGAACCAGGTACTTAACTACATTCCAAATTCTAGTCCCTAAAGGGTTAGGCATGTTTCTGACAATTGCGTCAGATAGATCCTTACATTCAAAATTACAACCTGGTATCATGTAATGCTTTGGTGAGTGAACATTATCACTAGCAAGCTCTACATTCTTTTCAAAATCCTTTTTTAAATCTTCACCTGGAGCTTCACCGATAGCAATTAGTATTTTCTTTTCAAGAGAAGGACTTTCTATATTAAGTCTCCCATTTTCTACGTATGATAGAAAGCCTTGAGTAACACCTATTTTTTCGGCAAATTCTGTTTGTGATATTTTATTTTCATCTCTAAATTTTTTAATTTTTCTTCCTATATGCATAATTTCCTCCTAATCTTTCATATAATAACTACCAGTAAATCCAGCAGCATTTAATATTAATCCTTTAGCCCAACTTATTTCTTCAGTCATAGTTTTTATAACTTCCTCTAATTCCACAGACTTTGGAACGTCCAGAATTACCTCATCATGAACATGAAATACTATTGGCCAACCTTTAGCTTTTACTCTTAACAAAGTTTCTGCTAAGCAGTCTCTTGCGATAGCTTGTACAATATTTTCTGTTAATTTACCGCCATAAGTTGGGATAACTTCCCACTTCTTAGATGTTTGATTAATACCCATGTAATGCATCTGCATTTGGCCAAATTGATTTTCTTTTAAGAATGGCTTTGGATAGAAAAGTTTTCTGCCACTTGGTAATTCTATTGTGAAAAAGTCTTGGCCATAAATAAAATCGTACTCTTTAGCTAACTTTACACATTTAACTATCTGCGGTTCTCCAGTTTCTAAAACTTCAACTGCAGCATTCTCTAATGCATACCACAACTCCACAATTCTTTTTGATGATTTTCTCCATCTGTCTACAATGTCTTTCATTTCTTCATCAGTCAGTCCCATATCAGCTGCACCCATAGCAGTTAAGGCTCCAACACTACCTTGATATCCCAGAGCAAGTTCGGCAACTTTTCCTTTAGCTCTAAGATGATAGTTTTCTTCACCTTTTGCTATGGTGTTTATTGGCACTCCAAACATTTGAGATGCAGAGGCTTCATAGATTTTTCCATGAGTTTTGAATACTTCCATTCTCCACTCTTCTCCAGCAAGCCAAGCTATGACTCTTGCCTCTATTGCCGAGAAGTCTGATACCACAAAGTGATTACCTTCAGAAGGGATAAATGCTGTTCTTATTAACTGAGATAAGGTATCAGGTATATTTCCATAAAGCATTTCTAAAAGTTCACCATCACCTTTTTTAATAACATCTCTAGCTACATCTAAAGTTTCTATATAGTTACGAGGTAGGTTCTGTACTTGAACTAATCTTCCAGCATATCTCCCAGTCCTGTTGGCTCCATAGAACTGCAATAGTCCTCTTACTCTCTCATCTTTGCACATGGCTTCGTCCATAGCTTTATACTTCTTAACAGATGTCTTAGAAAGTTCTTGTCTTATCTCTAAAACTCTTTTAGCTTTTCCATCATCTAGAGTATCTATCATTTTTCCTACTGTAGCTTTTTGTAAGTTCTCAACTTCTTCTCCTGCTTCTTCTAACCAATTTAGTAACTGACTTGTAGAATTGGGGTTGTCTAACTTTGTTATCTCTCTTGCTTCTTCTAGTAAATTAGCCCTGGATAATGCATCTATATACAGAGCACCATTGACTAATTCACTATCAACTCTTACTCCGTATGCATTCATAAATGTATCCAATACCCAAAGTCTCCACTCTCTTTCAGGGACAGGAAAAGCACTTAATCTTCTACCTATCTCCATTTCTGTAACTACGTCTTGGATACAATATTCCTTAAACAGATCCCATTTTTCTGGGGCATGATGTGGCAGGTTTCTAGTTCTGTTTCCGTTGCTCTTAGTTGGGTTACAAGGTATACAGAAATATCTTATTAAAGCACTTCCTGTTGTTAGTTTCTTTTTATCTTGAGGTAATCCCATAGCATTACCTATTGCAGCAAGACCTGCTGTATACCCACAATAAAGACCATGAACCATTGTGCATTGCCATTGCTCTAAAGGAGTTTCTATTCCAGCCATATTCAGACACCACCATTCAAAGACGGCATTATAAGCATACTTAGTACATTTTTCATCTTTTAAAAGGGCTAATACTTCTTCAGGAATAGATTCACCTTGTGCAAGGTCTATTATTTTTACATCTTGGCCATCAATAGAATAAGCGAATAGAAGTATCTGAAAATCATCACTCATTGCATACTTATATGCACCTGATTTTCCTATGTCTACAGAGCTGAATGTTTCTATATCAATATTTAAAGTTCTCATAATCGCTCCTTTTTGAAAGTGAAAGGCAGTTTTCACACTGCCCCTCTATAAGTTTTTTTATAATAATGGTTCTCCAGTAACTGGATCTATTTCTACTTCTCCAAATTCATTTTCAGCTTTTATTCCTACGGCTGATAAAGGCTCTCCATCCATTAACTTTTGTACATTACCTAGACCACAACCTATTCCTTTTTTACCACTTACTGCATAAGGGAAAAAGTTCACTGATACTCTCGCATAAATTCCTGAGTATATTTCAGATTGGTTAAGAATTGGTTGAGCTCTTACATCAACTATTCCAGGTTGGTAATCAATCTTTGCACTTGCTGTAAACACCCAGTGCCCTTTACATTCGGGTCCAAATTCTTGGCCATCTGATGGTCTCACTCCGTCTCCATCATATATTGGGATAGTTGGTTTTGGAGGTTTAACTCCATTCCACACACTGCTAATTCCTTTTTCTATTGCTGCATTTATAGCTGCATCTAGTTTCATTTTAGTTTGTACATCAGTCTTTGGAACTAGAATTGTACAACTGTACTTTTCTTCTTGCCCTTTTTCTGCTGCATAAGGTTTAAATAAATGCACATAACTTAATCTTACTTTCCCTGTCATTACTCTAGTATCATTTGCCATAAAAAATCACTTCTCCTTTATTTTATAAATTATTAATATCATCAACTGCACTAAATTCATCCTCCGCCTTTATCTTGTTTGTTATAGCTTCTCTTTTATCTGAAGCTTCTACAAGAGTTGGCTTACCTACATTCATAACTATTAAATCTCCAACTAAATTATTAAAATCTTTTTTACCTATTACCTTTTCTATTTGTGCTAAAGTTAAGTACTTTCTTTCGTATAACAGTTCTTCAGCTATTCCATTTTCTTTAAGTACTTTTATAGCTTCATCTGTGTTTTTAAAACTTCTACTACCTCTACCATTAACAGCCTTCCAACCAGGAACATTATTTCCTTTTAAACTTTCTGCTAATGCATACTCTTTTAAATCTTCTGCCCATTCAGCTAAATCTTGAGCCTTCTGTAGAATTTCACCAATTTCTTCTAAAGATAATTGGTCTGCAGCTTTAAACTCGTACTTAGCAAGTTCTAAATTAACATTAGCCCTCTCTTTACAGATAGATTTAGCTTTACAAAATTTACAGTGTTCTCCACACTCAAAATCACCCTCACCATTTAAAGCCATTACAGCCTTTTCCTGAGCTTTCTTAGCAAAGGTTAGTAAGTAATCGAGACTACATTCCCAAGTGTCTATGCCAGTTAATCTTGGCTGTACGATTGACATTTTAATGTGCTCTATAGGGAATATCATTTCGTAAGCGAGATATGCTCCTAATGCATACAGAAGTAACTGAGCATTATTTTCAACACTTACAGGAACACCTTTTCCATACTTAAAATCTATAACATGTAAGGTATCATTAGAGATTAGAATACAGTCAGCTGTACCAAACCCACCTGGAACATATTGAGAGAAATCTACTTTTTGTTCCACAGCTATATGAGGAGTAGTTGGGTAACTGTACATCTGTTCTTGAATAAACTCTACATACTCATCTGTGTAACCTTGCATTTCTTCCTGGTAAAGTTCTTTTTCTTTCAGCTTCTTCATAGCTGATGTAAATTTCCTAGAAGTTAATCCAGGATCTATTAATTTTCTTACCTTCAACTCTGCTATTTCATGTGCCAAACTACCTTCTTTTGCATATTCACTTTCTACATCTTCAAACTGTTCACAGAGTCTTACAGAAGGCGGACAAGCCATCCACCTTGATGCACTAGAAGGTCCTAATAGTGCATGTGCCATTAAATATCAACTCCTAAATTTTTAAGTTCTTGAACAAAAGCTCCATAACTTTCTTGAGGCAGAACAGTTATAGCTTTAACTCCAAATTTACCTAACAAATCTCTCATAGTTTTTCTGTTATTTTCAGCGTCTTTCTCTACCCAAGTAGCTGCTATTCTTTGTAAATCATCTGCAGTATACTCAGCTGTCTTAGTAGGTAAAGGAGTTGCTACAGCTACAGGTGCTTCTTCTTTTTTAGCTGGTGCTATTGGTAGTTTTTGAGTTGATGCATCTTCTACCTTTTTAATAGGTTCTTTTTTCTCAACTTTTTTAGCAGTAGCATTATCTATTGCTTCATCAATTGCTTTTTGTGTATCTGATTTTGGGGGAGCTATATTTTCAGCTAGATTTATATAGTTTCCCCTTACAAAATCTAATATTTCTTTACTAACTTCTTCTACACTTCCAGTAAATTCCATTTTTAACATTTTCATATCCTCCTATTTGCATTTTTTATTAATTTGTTGTAATATATAATCAAATTTTGGTTGGTAGTCTGTTGATGATGTGGTAGTCGCAACAGACTTTTTATTTTTTACCAGCATACTGAACACCTCCTTTCATATTGCATAATTCCATAAGTCTTTCAATGGTACAGTTAATGGCTCTCCAGTTCTTATATTCTCTAGAACTGCAATATCTCCATCTTCTAAAATTAACTCATAATAGCTATCATTAATTAAAAACATTTATCCATCACCTACAATTTATCCACGAGTCTAATAATGAGTTCTCCAATTCTTACCTTCTCATTTATCACCTTAAGTTCTCTAAAGTCATCCATGTATGATTCCAACATTTCTTTAATTAATTCCTGCTTATAGCTAGATTTGTTAACGGGCATCTCTTTTAAAACTTTGTATTCTTTACCTATTTTTTCTAAATAGCCTTTATTTTTTAATCTATTTAAGTAAGTTCTAACAACACCTTCACTTATATTCAAATCTTCTGAAATTTCCTTATTTGTTGCAAAAGTATTGCTTCTTACATATTCCAACACTTCTTCTAATTTAGTCATTTCTATCAACTCCTTAACTTCTTAACTTCTTAATGCCAGTGGCATAACTATGTAATCTGTGTTATCCTTGCTAAATTTAACAGCACTTCTGTTATTTTTCCCTAATGCGATATTAAATTTATTATCCTTAATCCACTTAAACCACAGATCCGCATATTTAAAATCTAGAGCTGTTTTTAAACTAGCTTTTGTATTAACTAATTCCATAATCTCTAAAAATAATTTGGACTCATCATTTGGATAAGCTTCGACAGATACTTTTCCATTTTCAAAGTTAAAAAATCTAGTAAAATACTCCTTCCCACCTACTGACTTTAACATCTTCCAAACTGTATTTTCAGTAAAATTAATGAGAGGATATGCTTCAGAATGGCTTTCATACTCTAAATCTTCAACCACCTTTGATATATTAGGGACTTTTATATCTTTTAGGGGCTCGTATTCAGTTACTTCCATCTCTACTTGAACTGCGATTTTTCCATCTTTAAGTACTGCTAAAGATTTAGCTTTTTTCAACACATCCAGCACATCATACATAAGAGGAGTAGCGGTATTGGTTCCAGGTAAATCTTCATGAGTATCTTTAATAGATGCAAGTCTATACGTATCAGTAAATCCAGCATATTTTCCAGCAACTATCAGTCCTTTAAGTTCTCCACTTTTAGCAATACTAGCAAAATGATTTAAAACTTTTATATCGTCTTCTCCCAAAACTAGAACTTGCTTTCCATTATTTTTAGAATTGTATTCATTTATGTTCATATTTTTCTCCTTGAAATCTTAAATTTTTTAATGTATAATTTAAGTAAAATATGTTACCTAAATATTTTTTCTTGAGACATCTGTATTTGTTTGGTCACTTACTACAGATGTTTTTCTTTTGTTATATGCTGCTAATATGCTAGCTATTACCAATGGTAGTTTCTTCATAACTCTTCTCCCTTGTGCTTCTCAAACCATTCAGGAAGTTTTTCTTTAATCACAAGATGCTTCACTCCAATTTTTATGTAAGGAAAATCTGA